ATCAACTGTTAAATCTTTTGTTGCCTTACAGTTCTTGCACCAAGGATGAATGGCACGCAGTTGTTTAGATAACTTGCGCCATCTGTGGTCGTAACCTCTGTCGAGGCGCGACACTCTACCCCTCTCCCTTATCCGTTGACACGGCTTGCAGCGTGATGCGCGAACAACTACACCGCAATCAACGCAAGGTCTAGGAAGTAATGCCATCGTGCCTCACTAAGTATTCTATTGCCATTGCTAAATATGTTGGTGAGTCAAAGAAGAATCCAAGACCCTTGTTGCAGTAAGAGCAGATGACACCACGCACTAACATTGTTTCGTGATTATGGTCAATGATTAGTTTGCCCACATACTCATCACGTGCTATGCCACAGATAGCACACTTGTTGCCTTGTTGTTCTAAGATAATTTCATAGTTGTGTTGTGCTTCACGCAAGAACTTCCTATGTAACTGACGACAATCTCGACAGATGTGATGTCGTTTGTTAGTTGCCTTATTGGTAAAGCGAAACTTTGTTAAAGGTAAATCGATACAACACTTGCGACAGATGCGCGTGTCATTCGATGTCCTCATCTTCTTCATCATCCATTTCTAAACCAAGTGATGCCATTCGGTCATTGACAGGAAGCGACATATACATCGTCAGCGTGGATTGAACTGCTCTGGTCAGTAAGGTTTCGATAGCGTCAAAGTGGAGAGTTTCATCGGTAGTCAATTCTGTTTCAACTTCACCGATACTGATATTGATATTCAACATCTCTTCAACTCCAATCGCGTGTCTAATAGGTCGTCTATAAAGTTATCTACGATCTCGCGTTGGTGTTGTGAGTAGTCAGGCTTGTTGCGACTCTCGGAAGCATATTGGAGAGCTTCATCAATCTCATCTATCTCGATGGAGATAGTCGCATCTGATGAATCAATTATAGCGTAATCTTCTGACAACATTGTCAAATTACTTCCTGTTTGGCCTTGATAATTCCTGACAGGTCATACATCCCACCACGTCGTTCTATCTTGAATTTCCTGATAACTCGATAGACCTCGCGTTGGCTCATCTGTAACCATAACGCAATTGCTTCCACATCAAGGAAGAATCTGCGGTTCGGGTTTGCCATTGCTAGTGCCACCAATCTCAAGACGGTCCAAGTTTGTTTACATCCAAAGCAACTGACATCGGCGGTCAAATTCTCTACATCAATGACTACGAACTTATTGCAATCATCACTAGGGCAGGGAATGCGTCTTGCCTGTTCTTTGAACTTCTTAGTAGCTGCTCGCCCCCTGGCGTGCAACTGTAAGACTTCTACCTGAAATTCTACGCCCCACTCCTGAGATAAAGACCAGTCAAGATGGGCAAGGTGGAAGTCACAGGTAGCCTGAACCTCGGCCTCAATGGTCGGCTCCTTCGCGACCAGCGCGGGCGGGGTCAACCGCCTATCGCGCCTGATGATTTGCTCCCAGCCGTGGAAGATAGCCAGAAGGTCGGTAGCAAGAGCAAAGTCCAAGGCATTGACATTGATACCGATAGAGCGTTCGGCGCTGACGGCGCCACTGCCACTGCGCGATGGCTCTAGGAAGTAGCTCGCCTCATACTGCAAGTCAGGCAGTTCTGAGAGCGCCCCTGCAACCTTTGAAGTGCAGATGCGACAGGCACCCTCGGTCTTAGAATGGCGCTTGCATATCGGACAACTCATTGCTCTTCCTTTCGATGGTAGGCCAATAGTTCGGAATATGGGTATCAAAGAGAACTGAGCCTTGGCAGATGTGATCAGCAAGAATCATCCTTGCCATATCGCCCTTCGCCCATCTAATCCGATTGAGGCTTCTCTCAACTACCTCAAATGAAACTCTAGTTCGGAATACCTCATAGGTCATAAGCCCTGAGATTCGTTTGATGATTTCTTCCTCAATCGTTAGAAGCGGGGTATCAAGTCGGCGGGCAAAGCCTGCCCAAGAGATACCTTGCCAAATCAGGCAGCCGCACCTTCTACAGTTGATGGGCTTAAAATCTTGATTCATAACTGAGCCTGATTTCGGACTGAACCGAACCGAACCTGACCCCCTCTAAAGAGGGGGGTCAGAGGTTCGGTTACGTCGGTTCTTTGTGACTTTTTACAGGTTCGGTCAGGTTCGGTCAGGTTCGGTTGCATCTGGACTCCATATCTCTACATCGTTGGCAATAAATGCGTTTTTGTGTAGGTAAAGATTCTTCTGACCGAGCTGCCTTGCAGCAACAGCGCCCCTTGCCACCAAGGTATCAAGTGCCAGTCTGACCATATCGCTACCCATCCCAATACCCTCATCGCGAAGTCTTTTCTTAATATCATTGAAATTCATCTCGTATCCGTGGGTTTCAAGGAAGTTAGATACCTGCTCCATTCTCTGTTCAGCGTTGGAGATGACCACAGTTCCGCCTGAGATACTCACTGCGATATGACCCTCGCCTGAGCTTCTTAGGTTGGCGACGCCGACGGTCTTGGCATCAGGGCAGATGGCACGGACAAAGCCAGGGCGATCCTTTGTGCAAAGGATGTCCAAGGCGCCGTCAATGCCCCTGCCAAATGGCAAGGCCACAGACACGGCAAAGGCCGCGCCGTCTATATCAGCACGCTTTGCTTGGGCGCCGATAGCGTAATTGCCTCGGTTATCTTTGCTCTTGGTCACGTGGTCGATGGTGAGGATGCCGGCGCCACCGACCCGAAGCGGGCGAAGGACAGTCTGTGAGAAGGTTGTTGCATCCTTATTCTTCTCTAAATCTAGGTTCATCAGGTTCATCGCTGCATTGACCCCATCTACAACTATCAAGGTCGGCAGGTAGGCCATAATCTCGGTTCTCATTAGCTCTGCAACGCCTGGACTTATATTCTGGTCAGGGTTTGCATATCTAAACATCTTGAACTTATCTGTCGGCACCCGCATTGTCTTTAATCGGTTGATGATGCCTCTCGCGCTATCTTCAAAGTCTAGGTAGAAAACGATGTTGTTCTTCTCTAACTCCTGCCTTACCGCCTCAAGTGCCAGCCAAGTCTTACCTGATTCACTCTCGCCAAAGATGGCATTTATCTTGCCTGCATAGAGCAAGTTATTCCCATCTTCTCTGCGAAGCATTGTCGGCGGGTTCTCATCGGCAAGGTTTATATCTGAGAGCTGTTTAGGTATCCAAGATGACTCTACGACTTCGCCATCTTCATTATGTAGCTGAACCATTGAAGGCGAATGAATTTCTAGGCTTGAAAGTTCTTGCCTTTCACTTCCATATCCTTGCGCTCTTAGGGCTTTTGCAGCCTCTGAGAAGTTGCCTTGATGTTCAACTAGGGTAAAGACGGCAAACTTACTGTAAGAGCGTTCTTGCTCAAATATCGTAGATGATGAGAAAACATAGAACTTATCGATGCCAGCGTGGTTTGTAGTTGCGCTGATACCTTCATTCTTGCCAGGTCGCCGCCAAGCGGTAACACCGGCTTTGTTGGTATGGACTTTGCTCCAGCCAAGAGGCTCTAGTATCTGATCCCAAGTGACTTTGGCATTGTAATCATCGCCTGGAGTAAGTCCTTCGCCTTTAGGCTTTAGCTCTTCTTGGATGTTTTCTTGCTTAGGGATTGCATCAAAGGTTGCAAATAATGAATGTAATTGGTCGCGCTCGGCGACCGTCAGGGTCGGTATTGACTTCGGCCCGCCGACTAGAATTGTCCACGCTCCGCCTGACGGATGGCAGGTGCCATTTGTCGGTGCGACAATGACGAAGCCGCCCTCGCCCCTTGTTTCGGCTAAGACATCGATACCGCCATTCTCCCCTGGCTTTCGGGCAAGTTTGGTATTACCTGGAACATCACCATCAAGGCGATAAAGCCAGTGCAGGCCGCCTGACGGGGTAATTTCAACATAGCCATTATTGATTCGCTCCCATATTTCGCCAAGGCCAGCGTTGCCTGCCATCTCTTTTAACTCAAGGTGCATCTTGTCGGCGACGGCTCTACCTTCAAGTTCTAGCATCTCAAGGTTGCCTGATACCTTGCCACAGATGACACCGACGCCTTGGGCATCAGCAAACCAACGCATAAGTTCATCTGTTGTCGGCCTTCGCTCTTGATATTGCTTCCAAGAATCAAGTCCAGGGCGCTTTGAACCGTCAGTTGCTACTGGCACAACCGAAATGCCTTGGTTAGCAAACTCTAAGGCTGTCAGTAGTATGTCTGTTTTCATCTTTCCCCCGTCTAATTCTTACTTAATAATTCTGTTTATGATCCACTCGACAACAGGCACCGCCACCGCGTTGCCCATCTGTTTATAGCGGTGCGAATCGGCTTGGCCATCTGTCCATCCATCAGGGAATCCTTGTAGGCGTTCACACTCTGTCGGTGTCAGGCGGCGAACGACTGAAGTGGCTCTTACCATTGCATCAATTTGAGCCGTTACTTCACTTGATTGTGGTGAGCGTGAAGGATTGTTTGTTGCTGACAATGTTGGAGCGATAACTGATGTTTTTCTCATAATCATTGGCACATTGCCACCGCCTGTTCCCCATCGTTGAATAACTGTTTGCATAACTGAATCTTCATAAACTCTGACATCTCCTACTCTAGTTCCATCAATGATTAAGACACTTGGCACACCCATTGGTTGATTTGCAGCTTTCAAAGTATGTGTCACCCTTTCATCTAAAGATGCGTTGTAAATATCTACTGCAAAAATAAACACTGTGTGAAAATTACTCGTTGCTAATGTGAATGCTTTATCTTCTGCTAACAAGAATCCTTTACCCCCCCCGCTTTCCCTTCTCGTTCTCTCATTAAAATAATTACTGTCGCTCTTGTGTCGCCCATATCAAATGCATTCAATGTCGGTGCGACCCCCCCCCGCAACCAAGTTTCGTCATCGTCACTTGTCTGCGCTCTTTTAGATTTAACGAACCACATCGATAATTGCTTTGTTGGCTAATAAATCGTCAGAAGCTAACCCCTTGTAATCTCTTGTTAATAAAGTTCCTGCAATTGCTCGTTCGCTACTTGATTCAGCGCCTCTTGCAATGGTGGTGGCAGAACCTTTCCTCGGCGCGTTGCTCTTCGCAAGATACCCTGCGCGGCTTTCTGCGATAGCGAGTATTTCTTCAGGTGATCCCCCTGAGTTTCCAAGACATCCGACAATGAAGACTCTACGCCGTCTTTGGGGAACTCCGAAGTATTGAGCATCAAGCACCCGCCAAGCGATGCGATACCCGCGCTCGACCAACGCTTCAATGACACAGGCCATATCTCTTCCGTCATTTGAGGAAAGTAAACCAGGCACATTTTCGAGGATAAAAGTTTCCGTTCTTGTTTCGTCAAGGAGTCGGCAGATTTCCCAGAAAAGTCCACTACGCGATCCCGCCAACCCTGCTCGCTTTCCAGCA